AGGTATTTCTTATGTATGTTAATCGACAAACTTAATTAAGTCCTTAAAGTTTATATTTAGCCCCTCTGATGAGTTTATATCCATACTCTCTTTTGGCTTACCATAACGATAGCTGAGATATAATTGGATTGCTCTCATATCCCCTTTTGCTACGAGTTCCCCTAACTTAGCGAGAGCTGTATCACTATCTATAATCGCATCTAAGCGTTCTACTAATTTAGATTCGTCTGCTTTGGGCTTTCTACCTGCCCCTTGTCTTGCGCCACCATGCATCTTGAAAAAAGTTGATTATTCAACTATATAACGTATTTATTCAGGATTTTGTGTACCCTTTAATTCCTGCACCTCTTTAGCTAATTGATTAACCATAAGGTAGAGTTTTGTTGTAGCTCTTTCTATCTGCTCAATCTTTTGTGCTTGAGTCCATTTTTTTGTTTTCATCGTTTCTTATTTTGGTCAACGTATAACGCACGTTTGTTTGTTCTGTGATATTGATAAGTATTCTGCCATTCAGGCATAGGAATAAACTTAATATCCTTATCTATTTCAGCTCTTGTCTTTTTTCTATTCATAATCTTGAAATATAAATTCTATATACCAAAAGGCAAAGTCTATTATAAGTGCTCTATATTCGCCATGATAGTTTGTTATGGTAATTCCGAATGCTAAGTGTTGATATATACTACCTGTCCTTATTTTCACTTTATTAATGTTTCTATGTTATACAATTCTCTAATGGGTACTTTATAGTCATCGCCATAATACTTTCTTTGAGATGGATAGTTGCTTATATCTTTAAAAGGTATGTATCCTGCTATGGTAGCACTATTGCAGTTCTCTATTCTTAACATTCGTTCGTTTCTGTCGTATCCATTAACAAATATAAGAACACACTTATCAAATCCTTTTCTAATGCCTGAGTTATATTGGTCTTGGCTGTATAGTAAGTTTAAGTGTTCGTATCCTGCTTTATCGTATCCACTTGTTTTTATTTCTATTACATCGTCATTCAATTCAAAATCTTTCTCATATTTAGAGATGTATTCAAGAGATTTGTGTAATTCATCTTCATACTCATACTCTACCTCTTTGCCTTTAAGGTATTGCTCAAAGATAAGTTCCCCTATCGCACCTATTACTATCATAGACTTACGCATATTTAAAGATAGCTTAAATCTGTCGTATTGATACCCTATACTCGATTCGCTGCGTTCTATGGCTTTATATATTATCTCTTTGGTTATTTTTATTTTCATCTAATTGTTTTTCGTATAGTGCGCAGTCGTTACATTGAAACACGCATCGTGAGTAAGTAAATTCATCGTCAAGGCATATAAAGTTATTTTTTTCCATCTTCATATCCTTTTAGGTATCCTATAAACCAACAGAAAGCACATAGTACCGCTGTTGTTAAGAACCCACTAAAGTCCATATATAGTATCATAATCGTTTGTATCTAAGGTCAGGTCTATCTTCATTACTAAAGTGTTCTATCATTCTATCACAGTATCTGATTATTCTTTCATCATCGGTTGTTGTTTTCCAATGCTTGTAATATCGTATCATGTGTATCATTAGAATAGTCTTTGTTGTTGTTTATGTTGTTCTATTCGCTTCATGGCAGCTTCATAATAGTCTTTATCGAGTTCGCACCCTGTAAGCTCAAACCCTAAATTATGACACGCTATTGCTATACTTCCACTACCTAAATGAGTGTCGAGTATCTTATCGTTTTCTTTAGCGTAATTCATTAAGCAAAATTCATAAAGTGATACGTGTTTTTGCGTAGGGTGTATTCTGCCTAATTGGTTTGGGCTTTTTTTATATATCCTTGTACCACCTTTTCTAACCCAAGCATACTCAGCTTCAGCAAAATCTCTTCCGTACATAGTTTCGCCTTTATCCCATATACAAAAATACTGACTGCAAGGTAGTTCAAAATAATTACCCCCCCATATTATTTGATTTTTACTCACTCTAAACAATTCATTAAAATAATCCTTTGTTGGTACTGCGTTATCCCAATTCTTTTTTTTATCCTGTTCAGCTCTTTTGCGTGAGCCCATATTCATTTTTGTTACATCAATACCATAAGGGGGGTCAACAATAGCAAGGTCGAAGTAATTATCCTCATACCTTGCCATTAAATCCATACAGTCCTCGTTTGTTATCATTCTGCTGTAATTGCGTTTGCGTTGTATATAGTCGCTTGTTGGTTTCTCGGTTGTATGTTAAACCCTACTAACATAGCTTCTAAACGTATTTTAACATCGTTTCTGCGTTCCTCAGGCACTTGGTCTATAAGTGAGTACAGAGGGTTATCTATTCGCTTCTCAATCGTTTCTATCGGTTCGTCTTTTAAATTGTAGAACACCCTATATACTTTATCGTAGTCTGCCTTAAAGTCTTTGTCGTGTTTGTAGTAAAATGTAAACCTATCTAAATGATATAGAACAGTTGCGTGGTTTTGTTTAAATGATTCTGAGATATGTCTTTTAATCACTTCCTGCTCACGCATTATTCTGTAAGCCATCATCCTACCCCTTACTACTTTGTGCTTACGATTGTTCTCAGTTATATCTATACCTAAGTGTTCTTTGATGATTTTCTCTAATCGTTTCTTGATATCTTTTGTGTACGTCATAATGTATATTTGTTGTAAATGTATTTTAAATAAGATACTTGACTTTCTGTAATATACTTATTTGACGAGAATTTACGCATCATATTGTTTAAAAAATCAAGCTCTTGATGAATGTTTGTTTTACTTTTTAGATTGTGAATTACTTTAGATTGCGAATAGTTTAACTTGTAAAACCTTTTGCTTCCTCTATCTAATATGTAAGAGTATTTACTTTCTTTATAGTTGTATGATATTTCTTTTTGTTTCGCATCTTGCTCGATAACTTCATCACATATAACATTTATGTTATCAGCAAAGTTTTTTATTTTTTCTTTTGTTTTGGTGTCAATAGAAAACCACTCTGTATAATTAGGCAGTTCTATCTTGCTTTTATTAACCTTCCCAAAAGTGTAGCTTTTAACATTATATTTATTTAGATTGCTTTGTATAGCTTGTTCTATAATATATGTGTTAGGTATATATCTTTTATAGTAAAGATTAATCTCATATTCTATCTTCTGCTGTAATTGAGAAAACCTACTACCCACATCTTTTGCTATACCTATTTTTGTGTAGGTGGTTTTATCAGAGTCTGAGAAGCTAATCATATACAGGTTTTTGTTTTTTTCTTTATTGTGATTCTCAATAGAATATATCTGATTATTGTATAGTGAGATATACCCCCCTTTGATATTTTTCTTTATATCTCTTATGCTTATCACAAAGTACCTGTTAAACAATAATTATCTAAGTCTGCACCATGTATAAAAAATGTTTCAAAAACTTCTATGGCTTCGTGTGTTTTTCTTTTGCCCTCATTGTAAAACTCTTCCGATACATCGTATATCGCTATGTCAAGAGTTCCCTTATCCATTACACCGAATTTAAACTCGCTATAAGGCACGTTGAACAATGAGCAGTAGATGTACACTTGTATATCGTATCCGTATTTCTTAGCTGAGTAAGGGAAGCCCTTTACGTCTGTTGTAGTCTTTAGGTCAACGATTTTGTTTTTGCTTAATACATCTGCTTTTGCTCTAAAGGGATAACCACCTATCATACCACAGGCAGGTACTTCAAACTCGCTATTGTCTAAGAGTCTTAATGCCTGTTCGTTTCTTAGGAACGCATCAGCTAATCGCTCTGCATCTCGTTTTTCCTTTTGCGTGAATACTTTGCCATGCTCTGCTAATGCTTCCTTATACTTCTTAGTGTTCTTGCTTTGCACATCTACAAAGATTTGGTCGTTAAATACATCAGGTTCTAAGATTGCTGTATGAAACAACCACCCATCTCTTAACGGCTGTGATTCAGGCGAACCATAGTCTGTAACAAACTTATACTTCTTTGGGCTTGTTGTAAGCATCTTTATTGATGATGAGCTTAATGCTGCCTTAGCCATATACCCATAGTAAAACTCATCTTCTCTTAATAAATCTATGAGGGTGTCTTTCTTAAAGCGTTCCCCATTTAGTAGTGTTATCTCGCTCATCTTAAGTCTGCTTCAAAACAAGTTCCACTACAATACAATTCGCTCTCGTTTATTGGTGTACCACACATTGAGCATTGATTAGACTCTTCGTTATACTTTAGCCAATCGCTATATTCCATATTTATTCTCTTTTAAATTCTCTAACTCTTTCTCTACTCGTCTTGCACGTTCCACAGCTCTTATAACTGATTGACGTTCCTCTCGTAAGATACGCTTATAGCTGTATCGTTCTAACTCTAATTGATTTATATAGAACACGAGTCGTAAGGTTGCTTCTGATATCTTTTGCAGTTCCTCATTATCTGATTTCTTTTGCCACTTGCTGATTGTTTCTAAAATCTCAGCAGAGTCAATCATATACTGTAACTGACCAAAATCCATATAAAGCATATAATCATTCCTACAAGTCCTATCTGTGCGTAATCTATCTTCATAGCCCTAAAAACTTTTTAGCTTTAGACCACCACACATTTTGGGTGTAGTATAAGTTAAACTCTGTCTGAGTCATTACTTCTACCTTATTGCCTTTGTTGACAATATATAATCCTGTGGGTGTTATTTTGAATACCATGCTGATAGAACGTAAGTGATTAGTAATATATCTAAGATGGCTACCCAAAAGGCAACTGTGATAGCGACAGCGTACATAGTACCCTCAATGCTATTTAAGTAATTGATAAATTTTCTCATATAATCGTTTTAATGTTATACAAATATAATAAAAAAATGTTAATAAACAAATTTTTATTTTTTTCTATACTGAACAGCACACACAGCAAGTCTTTGGTCTGTGTTAGGATACTCTTTAATCATTGTAGGATTACCCATACAACGAGCCATAAAGTTCTTTCTGTCCTCTCTTGGTTTTGGTGTTGGTAATGGCATACTATATATTTAAGTGCATTATTGTATTAATCTTGTTTATCGTTTCTTGCTTATCTACTATACCATTGTCATCGTAGTAAACATAAACGTAAGGGGCGTACATACGTGCGTAGTTATCGTTCTTTTCTTTGTGGTTTGCCTTTGCTCTGTTTTGGTAAGCTGTATTCATCATCTTGTATGAGATAGGTTTTATCTGTATCCCTAACATAATGTATTCGCCTTTTATAATCTCAGCATCTATGCAATAGGCGTGGTCTTTCTCAAAATCTGTTTTAACTATATCTATGTTTGTAAACTCTGCTTTGAGTTCGTCTATTATGCTAAGCTCTTGTTGGTATCCGTTCCACGTCTGTCCTATCACACGATAGAAAACATATTGCTTTATATCTTCCATTGATACCCATTGATTCTTTAGATGTATCCTTTGACTTACATAGGATAACTGTTTAAAACCTACTGAGCATTTATACGAGTGTTCCCAATCCTTATGCGTTTTGCTTTCGTAGTGCTTATAGAAGTCGCTTATGAGCTTCATACACTTACCTACATACTTAGTCTGAAAAAAATGATTGACACTCTTATCCTTGTTTAGCTTTCGGTACAGGGCATCGTCTAAAGGTTGCTTATACTTATACGCCATATATTTTGTTTATTTGGTATATCCATTCTTTAATACGCTTAGGCGAACAGGTGCATGGTTCGTGGTATTTATGAGCATAGAGGTCAGCGTGTAATTCACATATCAGCTTGTAATGCTTCTCGGTCATATTACCACTTAAAAGCTCAGCATAGGGCTTCCACCTTTGTCTTTGCTCTTTGGTCATTTGTCCTTTTGGCATACTAAAACTTGAAAGAATTCCACTTGTTTCTGCGCTCATCACACCCACAGTCTCTACCCCTAAGTTTGGATATCTTCTTTACTATATAACGTATTCCTGTGTATTTTGTAAAGTAAAATACTAAATCGCCTAATCCCATTCTATATTATTTTTGATTAAATCCTTAACTCTTTTGTATGTAAAGTACAGAGAATAATAAGATATGTTTGTCTTACGTGCTAATTCTGCAATAGGCATACCATCGCTAATTATCTCAAATACAGTTCTATCATACCAAAAGGTTTTGTCGAGTAGATTATCCATTTGTTGCATAGCGTCACAAACATCTATCTCTTTTGATTCGCCCTGCTCATCTAAATAGTCAGCAAGGTTATCAATGTTAGTCTTAATGATTTTTTTCTCTTTTCGGTGCAGGTCAATAAACAAAGCCCTAAGAGTTCGGTAGATGTACATATGATTGATATCGTCCTCATAGGATATATCTACACCTTTTGTAATATAGGTGTGGATGCGTATATACATCTCTTGTACGATATCCTCAGCTATGGATTCTTTGCACCCAAACGACAACACTATCCTGTGCCAATCATCGTGCTTCTCTGCAATTTTCTCAAGTGTGGTTTTCAAAATGGTATATCTGTTTGTTCTTTGGTGTTGTAAGTTACTAAATTTTTTCCATCTATTTCAAAACCTACATTATTCAAGATACTTCTAAACTTGATTGGGTCATCCATAGGCGTGGGCTTATAGCCCAATTCCTGATTTTTTACCTTGGCTGAAAAAAGGTTTGAGTATATCCAATCCGTTTCATGGTAGATGTATCTATGTATCACAAGGAAGTCATCAGCTCTATTCATACTCATACCCCCCATCTCGCTATCAGATGCCATAGGTGGTATCGGTTGATTAGCGTAGTAATGCCCCTGAGGGTGTTTTTTTCTTAATGCTTCTGTTACAGCGTGAACACATATCCACGTAGTAATGTTATGCTGTTTGCAGAAGATTCGTATATCGGTAAGACTTTCGTAACTGTACTCGTAGCTGTTTGAGTTCTTAGGGATATCTTTTTTTAAGCTATTAAGAGGGTCAATTAAAAACCCTTGATAATCCCACGCTTTTTTTACAGCAGTTGCAAGTTGTAAAAGGTCTTTGTATGTGTACGCTTTCTCAGTATCTACAAACTTAAAATGTTTATACACCCAATCGTATTGCTTTTCAAAGTCCTCTTTCTCTATTTGATTAATTGGTTTGCCCTCTGCAAATTCTATGAGCTTACGGATAAGTGCGTATGGTTCGTTCTCGCTTGAGAACACAAGCCATCTTACATTGTGTTTTTGTGAGTACAGAAACATTAAATAAAATACTAAGTGTGTTTTGCCTGTGTTTGCGTGTCCTAAAATAAAGTTAAGATTACCATGCACAAATCGAAAGTGATTATCTAATCTATCAACCCCTAAGCGTAAACCCTCGTTTACTTTTCCTGCACGTATATCATTGAGTTTCTTTAAGTGTTTATCGAAGTTTATTAACATTTGGTAAAGTTATAAAAAAAAGGGGGTGGTTAGCCCCCTATTGGTTAAAATGGTAAATCTGCTCTATCAGGTGCGTGTTCTTTAGCTTCTACACCCTCTGCTTGTTTGTGGATTTTCCACGCTTGTATTGTGTTGAATACCCTGACCTCGCCCTGTGGATTAGTCCACTCACGTCCTCTAAGGTTATACTGAACCTCTACGTGGTCGCCCTCGTTGTATTGGTCTAAAGTCGTGCATTTGTCATTTGAAAACACCACGCTTAATATCTGTGGATATTGCTCTTTAGTGTTTAATACAAGTTCTCTGAATTGATAATTACCTTTTGTAGTTGTTTGTCCTACTCTTTTGACAGTTCCAATAATACTACCCATTGTTCACAAAGTTTATTAATAATTGCGCATCTGCTATTACTGTTTGTATATCTGCGTTTGGTCTTGATGCGTGAAAGTCCGCAGCAGCTTTTACCATACTTTGACGAACAATAATCTGTTCTCTGTTTGCAGTCGGTACTGCTTGTATGGGTTTGTTGTAGATGAGCTTCGCTGTGTTGTACTGCTCATTCGTGATTTCAAAGTCGATGGTTTCGCCCACCTGCTTCTTAAAATCGCCTTTGGCTAAAAACTGATAGTTGTTACCATTTGCGAGATACACCTGATACTTATTGAAAGTACCTGATGCGTTTGTATATGTACCTTTCGGTTCTATTTGAGTGATTTTACTCTGCATAATATAATTCTAATTGTTTTTCTAAAATTTCTATATGGGCTTCTAACTCTTCTATTCTATTACCCATAGTTTCTAATCGTGCCTTATCAAAGTCCTTCATGAGTTCCACTATATAATCCGTATCGTTTATTCTCTTCTATCTTAAACATATCGAGTACATCGTACAAGTCGTTTAGGGTTTGATTAGACATATCGCCTTTGTTAGCGAGTGTGTGTGATACAGCGTAGAGTATTGCGTCTTGCTGTTCGGTATTTAAATTGAAATTCATAATAAAGTTTTAATGTTGGTGTAAATATATAAATTATTTTTTAAATAAAAAAAGGGGGCAAAGCACCCCCCTTAATCATAACATTAAAACAGTACAAGATATGTACTCTGCAAAGATACTATTTCATTTTCTTTTTGACAAGAGCTGTGTATTTAGTTATTAACTCTTGTAAGTCATTGTTTGAGTATTTAGTGATTTGTATTGCTTTAGCGTGTAAGTCCTCTGCTGTACCCTGCCCAAAGTCTCTATCCAACCTTAGCCCAAACTTGTACTGTTCGCCATACCTAAACACATTACAAGCAGAGCATTGTACTTGACAGTTTGTTTCATCCCATCTCGTTCCGTAATGTTTTCTGCTTTGGAAGTGTCCGTTTTGTAATCGCTTCCAATGGTCTCTTTTACCACAGGTGTAGCACTCAGCTATACCAAGAGCATTAGCGTTTCTAAGTCGTATGTATTGACTAAAGATATTATCTAAACGCTTTACAAGGTTTTTACGTGATACCTTTTTAGACAACTGCGTTATCTAAGATTTGAATTATATGTCGTATCTCAGACTTCTCAAACTTACCTTCAATAGAAGCGTTATACGTTTTGAATGTTAAGTGATACATATCTTTCTCTGCTGTATGTTTATCCTCTTTTTTGCCTAAGTAGTCTATTTTTAAATCAAATTTCATTTTTTTTGCTTTATATATATAAATATACTAATTATTTTTTTATATTATATTATTATATTATATTATTATATTATTTTAAAGTATATTATTATTATATATATACTACTTAGTGATTTTTTTATATTTTTCAAATCCTCTGCTACCAAAGTATGCCACATAGATTGTAACCAACAGAGTTTTAAGTAACTCTATCCACGCTTGGTCTATATCAAACGCTATGTTTAAACTATCAAGCACAATGTAGATTGTAGTCGCAAGGGTTAGATATATCAGCGTTAAAGGTCTTACATTCTTACTTAACCAACTATCAGAAGCCATATCAGACTGCCAACGCTTAGAAACCTCTTGAATCTCTTGAGAATCAATTTCAAGTAGTTTTAAGGCAGTTTCTTTGTCTTGTGGGGTAAGGGTATCATCTTGCACTAAAAGTCGCTTAAACATGCCAAGAAAGCCGTTATCGGGCAATATATCGCCCATTCCATCGCCAAGCGTAGAACCTACTGATGCTAAGAATTTACCTACTTTCGTGTCCTTAAACTTCTTTTTACTCATACTTTCTAAATTGTAATTGAATGAAAAATAAGTATATATTCAACTCGTCAAATTTGTACCTACCTGTTGCAGGATAATAAGATATACCTGTTATAAACGAGGTAGGGAATAATAGTATAATTGAAAAACTACGCATAAGTCCATATTACTTCGTTGGCTTTGTCTTTGTCTATATCAACGTGTATAAAACTATTTGCTATGCCTATGCGTGTAAATCCCACATCTAACAAACAATTAAGTAAGTGATATCTGTCTATTGAATTATTACACGCTATATCAACAGCTAACCCTTTTAAATGGCTACTGTTTTCTGTACCCCCTACTCGTGCATTATGTTCTACTGTGCGATATCCTGATGTAATGTGAATAGGTTTGTCAAACTTATCTCTTACCATATCAAGCATTACAAGCAGTTTAGGGTGCATTTTCTTACCGCTTCCTACTTCATCAGGGCTATCAAATTCTGTATAAGTAAAATACTTCATTCGCAATCTTTGTATTTAAAGTTTTGACCTGTAACAGATAACTTCTCTATCACATCGCTTTGTAAGTTTCTTAGTAGTGCTTCAATGTTATCCTTTTCCTCTACAAGCTGTTTTACCTTTGTTTCAAGACTTTGGCTCTTGGCTTGTAGCTCTGCAACTTCCTCAGGGTTTTTACCTATGAACGTATAAATGACAACCGACAGAGAACCAACTAACATACCCACAATAACTTTAAAAATATCGTTATTCGTTTCAGGTATTTCATAAAAAGCTAAAAATAGCAAGAGAGCCATAACAAGGAAAAATATAATCCCTGCACCTATATAGCCCCTAAGCTCTTTATCTTTAGTCATTTTTATTTTTTAGTTCCCACGACTTTTGTATAGTGTATCCAATCGAAACAATAAGTAAAAGTATTTTTAAGCCATCCTCTAAAACATCTAAGGTGCTTACTGTGATTGCAGAAAGATTAAGCATATAAACTCTAAATGATGTTAAATCCATGATGTTAACTTTTAAAAGACCAACCTGCAAAGGTATGTACACCATTACCCTCTACTGTTATTTCATAAGACTTCCAACCATAAGGCGATTCGTCTAAATCTTCCCATAAAACATCTACTGAGTATTTATCGGACTGTTCGCCCTCTGATGTAAATTCGTCTAACTCTTCATCAAAAACAGGTTCTGTTATCCATAAATAGCCAAGTTTTACTATCGTATGGTTATCTGATAGCCACTCATTACCTTCATCGTCTGTATTGTGTGGAAGAGCAGCTATTTTCTCTTCTGCTTGTTCCTGTGAGTTAAACTCGTATTTTTTAAATATCGCCATTTTCTTAACTTGTTAAAGTTGCTAATTCGCTATCGCTTAATGCTTCGTTAAATACTAACGCCTGTTTTACTTTACCATAAAACAAATTACCACCACCACCATCATCAAAAGCAAGTTCGTTTAATGTTTCTGCTGCAAACGTACTACCACTTAAATCAGTTGACACCTTTGTTCCATCAACAAATAAAGCAAAATCGTTCTGTTTATACTTAACTGCTATTTTATGAAAATCAGTTATTGTATAACTTGTAGTTAATAAAACTGCTTGATTTGTGCCATCATAAACAACTGCAACTATTCGATTGCTTACACTATCATAACCAACTCTAATTAAATTAGATGTGCCTTGCGCTATTGTTATACGCCTGCTACTTTGGTCGTTTGCGAGTGCTGCTATTTCAACAAATAGTACACCCTCTTCGCTGTTTATATCTGCGCTTGTACCTGAATCTCTTGATGCATCAGGCGAGCGTGTTATTTGTGTTGCTGTGTTTGGCGAAGGTATATAGCTTGTTTCATAATCGCCTACCTCTAATTGAGTACCCCAAGCGTATATATAGCTTGAACCATCGCCTTGATAAGTGTTGTTAATTCCGTTTATAGTAGTATTGTTGTTCGGACCGATTAGCATAGTTGCTGTACCCGATACTTGATACATTCTTACTTTCACTCTATACCAATCATTACCATAAGCTGTAACGCTTGTTTCTACATTTGCAGGTGCGCCTGACTGTTCAGTGTCTGTTATCGTTCCGTTTTCTAAATTTACACTTATACCATATCTATTTGCGTTGCTATATGTTCTAAAATAAACATAAGCGTTTGTTCTCGTTCCTTTTTTAAGGAAACAAGTAAAAACTAAATTATTTGCTGTTGTGGTTGAGCTTGTTATTTTTGATATAAAGTGAAAAGTATTTGATGAATTTTCTACAATCTTACTCGCATTAACACTACCATCAGGCGATACGGTTTGATTATCTGTTGTAGTAACATTTTCATCAACCCAATTACTTAATGCCTCTGTGTAGTTTGAGTAATTTAAACGCTGTGGCTCTAAAAGTAAATGAGGGCAATCGCCTACAACACCATTAGTCAAAGGGTAGTCTAAGCGTGGTATATTACTTCCTACATTCTCAATTAACCCATCTTTATTTACTCGTGTCGCTGTTGAACCTCTACTATGTGTAAAATCCCCATCGCCATTAGCAGGTAAAACTGAATACAGCTTACTCGCTTTAGTTCCTGATGGTATTAACGCTATACTTGCTTTATCGTATAAACTCATTAGTTCGCTATTAAAATTTCAAAATTTTGCATAATACTCGTAGCACCCTCTGATGTGCCATTATCTAAAGTAACTCTACTTGCGTGGTCTGTTGCAATACCTATAACTTTGTAAAGGTCATTGTTGCTAAATAGAGTTGATTTTATTTCGTTTACTGCTTTACGTCTTTCTGCACCATTGTCAAGCACAATAAACTCGTCTGTTTCTACCATATCAGCAGTCATATCTGTAAACTCTGATAGGTCTAAACTAATTGAAGGGGCTGTAGTGCCATTTGTAACATCTAAACCTATACCAACTGTAACAATTGTAACTGTACCTGTCGTGCTTGATGTTCCTGCGCCTATTGTAGCTCTAACTGTCGCTGCATCAGCATCGTCTAAAAACGATTGAGCAAAAGTACTGATAGTTGTATTAGCAGGTAAACTTAAAGTCTTAATATCTGCATCTACTTCACTATCCATCAATGCACCTGCTGCTGTAACATTTGCAGTATCGGTAACATCTGCACCTGTTTCAATCCCTGCTAACTTAGAAGATGAGGTACTATCAAAACTTATTTTAGCATTGTTTGCTGTGATATCATTCGCTTGTTGGGTAGTAATACCTACTTTGGCGTTATTCGTTGTTATATCACTTGCCTGTTGCGTAGTAATACCAACCTTTGCTGTATTAGCGGTTATCGCAT